GGGCATGAACGCCAGTGCCGCTACCATCGCGTCTATGGGTGCCAAGCGCATCACCATGGATCACTCGGCTATGTATCTCGTGCACCAGTGCTCACAGTCGTTCTTCGAGTGGGGCAGTTTGAACGCTACGGATATGCAGAATCTCATCGACAATCTGGAAAAGCAGAAGTCTGACCTTGACAAACTGGATGCCAACGTCGCAGAGATGTATGCCGGACGATGCAAGAAGAAATCTGCCGACTTGCTGGAACTCATGAAAATGGGTGGATGGCTGACGGCACAGGAGGCACTGGCTTGGGGATTCGTTGATGAACTCACGGAGTTTGATGATGAGTCGGCTCCAGTTCTTACGGAGGCTATTGCTGCGGACTTTACCGCTCACGGCATACCGCTTCCTAAGATGCTGACCGACACGAAGTCGGAAGACATCACGGCGTTCAGACGATTCCTGCAGGCTTGTGCCTCTGTTTTCCACTCGCAAGAGAAACCAAATAAAATTGTTCCAACCATATCTTCTGAAGAAAAAATGAAAAAGACCTATTCTAACATTTGCAAGACTCTCGCTTGCGACTCGTTGGAAGCTAACGACGACAAGGTTACGCTTACCACGGCACAGCTCGACTCTATCGAGGCGGACATCACAGCGAAGTACAAGGAAATCACCAATCTCTCGGCTGACGTTGACCGTCTGACTAAGGCTAACAGCGATTTGGAGGAGAAACTGAAAAAGCTCCCTGCTGACACTACAAACACGGTTGTTGATGACAAGAAGGACGGTGGCACCAATACCGAAAAGTCTGACATCGAGAAGTTCTACGATACCACAAACTCGGCTCAGGCTCTCTTTGACTCATTACCATAACATCTCTCAACTCATAATTCAAAATTCAAAACTCCAACTATGGCAGGAAAACTACAATTTACCCTACAAGAATACAAGGATGCTGCTCGAAAGTGGCGTTCTGACTTCCTTCGTCTGCCGATTATCGGCTGTGACGAGACTCTTAAGTTTATGACCGGTCGCCCTGGCATCCGTTACAAGGAGAGTGTGGGCACGCTCAACGCTTCGGCACAGTTCGCTCCTTACTCGCCAACTCGCTCGGAGGACGTGAACTTGCAGCTGGACTTCCGAACGCTTGAAACGTTCTTCGGTTCGGTGGTCGCGAAGTTCGAGCCTAACTCGGCTATCTCTACGCTCCTCGGCACTGGTGCCACTAAGGGCGACGGACAGAAGTCTGTGCCTACGGCTCGCGAGGTGCTTGGACTTATCGCCAAGTCGCTCTCCGAAAAACTCAATGATGCTATCTGGAGCGGTGTGCGCAACGCAAGCGGTACTACCACCCAGGATCTTTTCGATGGCTTCGACACCATCACCAAGAAGGAGGTTACTTCCGGTGCTCTCGCTAAGGAGAACGGCAATTACCTCAAACTGACGGATGCCATCACCTCTGCCAACGCCGTTGACGTGGCTAAGGAGATTCTGTTCTCGCTCGATCCTCGTCTTCGCTCGCAGACTCTCTTTATGTTCTGCTCGCAGGACTTCGTGGATAAGTATAACGAGGGTTATCTGCTCACACACAGCGGTATTCCATATAACACGCAGTACAATCAGCCTACTGTCGAGGGTTCTAACGGCAAACTCATCTTCTGTCCACTTGCTAACAAGACGGACTCGAAGTATATCCATATCTCGCCCAAAATCAATATGCTTTATGGATATGACCAGATGGGCGACGTGGAATCGGTTGACGTTGAACGTTTCGATGCGTTCCTTCTCTCGTACATCGCCACCATGTTCTTCGGTGTACAGTTCGAGTCTATCGACAAGCGACGCCTGAAGGTCGTTGAACTGGCTGGCTTATAGTCTAATCTTTAACAATAGTAATCATGGCAGCATCTAATACAGACGTACAAAAATCTCTTGCATGGGCGATGGGCACACCGGAACTTCCTGGTGTGCGTCGCCGTGTTTATTATACATCCAAGAATGATATTCTTGTTTGGCCTAAACTTCCTCATAACGAGGTCGGACGTGTCACTTCTTCTGTCTACGACGGCTCCTTCACGCTGAAGGAAAACGCTGTATGGAAATACATCGACATCCTTCCTGAGAAGTCGCAGCTCACAAGTGAGGCACAGGGTGAACTGCCGTCACAGACGCAGCTCAACAAACTCGTGGCGGTGCATCCATCGGTAAGCGAGGCGGCATCGGCTGCAGCTGCTTACCTCAATAACAACGACAACGTCTTCATCGTCGAGGACATGAAGGGCAAGCACCGTGTCGTGGGTTGTGACAAGTGGACTACCAAGACCACCGTCACACAGGATCTCGGACAGGGTGCCACTGGCACCACCGGCACCACTATCAACGTGGAGGCATCGGACGAGTGTCCGGCTCCGTTCTATACTGGTACTATCACCACTGAGGACGGGGATATTGATTGCGCAGCGTAACGGCAAGTAAAGTTATAATCATAGTTGACCATGGACAAGCGGACTCCGATAGACATGCAGGAATTCTTGAATGACATTTCCGTGCCGGACTTATCGGGTCCGCTTGATCTGTCTTCACCCACTGCAGCGCATGAACAGAAGGATATATTCGCCATAGAGAAGCGTAAGGCGTGGGATAAGTCGGTCGAAGCGCGGTGCGACTTCACCCGACGCATCCGGCTTACTCGACGGGCGGACACGTTCTTCATCTCTCTATGGCAGAAGTCGCTGTATGGCAGAACGCTGACGGATATAAAGGGCGACGACAGCATGGTGGCGTTCTTCGCTGATAGCATCTCGCCACTTATCCGTGACATCCTCGGTGAGGAGTTGAACACGGGGGCGTGGTGCATCGTCACCACTCCCAAACGTCGCCATCTCGTCAAGAACTTCGCTACTCGTATCAGCGAGCTGATAGCTGAGCAGCTGAATATTCCGTTCTACGAGGATGTTGCTTTCTGTCATTCCAAGCAGCGTATCGGGGCGGTGTTCACTATGAACAATCTCCCAAAAGAGCCTAACTGCATCGTCTACGACGACTTTGTTACTACAGGCTCTACGCTGAAGGCAATGCGCAATGTGCTTACCGAACATCACAAGAATTGTGTGTTCTTTACTGGTATTAACAATAAATTGTGAGCAAACGGTTCTCTCACAACTCTCATAACTCTAATTATATGAATAATCTGACAGACAAACTCCAGCAATGGCTCGACACGCCATCTGCTGAGCGTGACTGGAACGAGGGTGCTATCCTCCTTCTCCAACTCACCAATAACACCATAATGTATCGTAATCTCAGCATCAATCCTAAGGGCAAGGCTGAGTTCATCGAAGGCAAGCTCCGTGCCTTCCTCAAAGCTCGCCGTGAGGACGAAGCCCACGACGAGGTGAACATCATGCAGGAACAAGTGGATGCTATCGTGGCAAGTCGAACAGAATTTAAGGAACATAACGAGGCCACAGACTTCAAGGCTGGCAAGCGTGCGGATCACGACTCGCTGCCTGAGGATATCCAGGCTCTCTATGTCGAGAACCTTGATATTACTCACCGTATGCGTGAACTCCATTTGCGCCTACGCTTGTTGTCGGACTCTACTAAGCAGGTGCCGGCTTCAGAACGCAAGCCGTTGCTTGACGAGTTTATAAATCTCGATAAAAAGTTGCACGCAAATTGGGACACTTATGACCATTATGTAACAAAGGCAGAAAGTGCAGCCAATACCGAAACCAGCGAAAGCGAAGAGGAGCAGACTAAGGAAACTGAAATTGGTCAGTCGCCAACTGACCAATTAGCTGAGCAGCCTGAGGATGCCGCTCCTTCCAAGCCGAAGTCCAAGTCTAAATCCAAGAAGTAGTGAAGCGCAACATCAACATAGATGACATCCTAAAGCCACTCTCGGAATGTCCACACCAAGCGTATCTCTCCAATGCTCTTCAGGTGGCGGACGTTTTGGAGTGGATTTTGGGACAAGTCGGCAAAGCGGAGATTTGGCAGACTTCGTTCTCCATCTCCGAGGAGTTCCTGCGTAGGCTTTTCTTCATCGAGAAATCGGGCAACATTTCTGCCTTTAATCTTGTTCTCGACCATAAGGCTACGAACAAGACTCTGAAGCTATGGGCGTTCATCACGCAGACAATGAAGCGCACCTACCTCGCTGACAACCATTCTAAAATTCTTCTCGTGCAAGCGGAGTCAGGAGAACAAATTAGCGTCGTCACCTCGCAAAACCTAACGCGAGGCAACCGCCATGAGTCCACGTTCATTTCCACTTCGCCCGACATCTTCAACTCTCTTCATGTGTCCGTCATGGATCTTATAAAGAACCATTCCGTTCCGCTAACCGACCTTTTCCAACAGCGTATCAACGCTGCTGGTGCAAACAATTAAAATATGGTATATTCAGAAGAAACTCTTACGCAGATTGAGCAGTATGCTTCAATCTACCTAAAAATAAGCGATATGGCTGTCATTCTTGGCGTACCGCCTGAGACTCTGCGCCGTGATATCGCAGACCGAAGCACGCCTGTTTCACAGCGTTACCACCGTGGCAAGGCTGCTTCTCGTGTCAAGCTGTTGCATCAGGAGATGCAGCTCGCCTACGTCGGCTCTCCTCTCGCTCTTGAAAACACTCGTAACAACCTCCTCGATATGGAGGATGATGAATAATTCAAAATTCTCTTCATGTCACAATTAAGCATTATCGACATCGCCAAACAGGACCTGTACACCTCCCAATCGGAATTGGAAGGTAAATATCCTGTTCCCCAAATCGAACACCTACTTCGATTAAGGGATATGGTCACATGGTCTATCGCCAACCCTGACATGAAGGATCGTCAGTTTGTCGATGAACTGCGCAGTCGCTACGGACTGTCGCAAGTCACGGCGTATGCTGATTTGAAAATCGTCAAGGCGCTGCTCCCGAACCTCTCGGAGTGTACGCGCGATTTCCACCGCTGGCGGTATAACGAGATGATCATGGAGACGTACCAGATGGCGAAGAAGCGTAAGGACACAAAGACGATGGAAAAGGCTGCTACTTCTTATGCGAAGTTCAACCGCATTGACATCGAGGACGAGCAATCTGTGCCGTACCACATGATAGTGGTGCAGCCCTTCTTCCCGACTACTGACCCGCGTGTTGTGGGCATCACGCCGGTTCCGAATATCGACGACCGCATCCGAAAACTCACCCAGGAGCTTACCACTTCGCATCCGGACACGGAGAATATCGAATATGAACAAGCGGATCTTGTTCTTGATGAAATCTTTAAGCCTGAAGACAATGACGAACAAAGTTGATACTTCCCTTTGGGACATCGAGGCGAAGCAACACGCAAAGCGTGTGTACTTCAACAAACCTCAACTCCTGACGCAATACATCGGCGCGAAGACTACGGTCATCGTGGCTGGACGACGCACGGGCAAGACGGACTCCATCGCCTCGCCATTTGTGCTGCGCAACATGCAGCGTATGCCTGGCTCCACTGGTGGTATCGTCGTGCCGACGTTCAAGCATGGCTTGACGAACACGCTCCCTGGTCTGCTCGCAGCATGGAAGCGGTGGGGATATATCAATGGCGTGCATTATGTGGTAGGCAGAAAACCGCCGAAGTCCTTCGCGAAGCCAATCACCGAACCGGCTGACTATGAGCATGTCATCACGTTCTATAATGGCTCGGTGGCGATCATCATCAGTCAGGATCGTCCGGGTTCTTCCAACTCGCTCACGCTCTCGTGGCTGCTCATTGACGAGGCGAAATTCATTGATTACAACAAACTGAAGGACGAGACTCTGCCTGCCAATGGTGGCATACGCTCGTACTTCGGGCACCACAGCTTTAACCATAGCATGATGGTGCTTTCGGATATGCCTCAGACCACCAAGGGTTCTTGGTTCCTGCACTATGAGGATAAAATGGACACAGAACTGATTGACACCATAAAGGGCACAATCTACAAGATTTGGCAGACGAAGGAGCGCATTGCCCAACTCAAAGAGCAGCGCAAGCCCATTCCTTCTTATCTGCCCAATTACCTCAAATGGCTCGACCAGTCGCTTAACAAGATGCGCTCGGTGGCTGTCTACTACAAGGAATACTCTACACTCGAAAACCTACAGCTTCTCGGTGAAGAGTATATCCGGCAGATGAAGCGCGACCTCACGCCGAAGACATTCCAGACGTCAATCCTCTGTCAGAAGATTGGCATCTCGCACGATGGCTTCTACTCGTCAATGCAGGAGTTCCATAAGTATGATGCGTCGGATTTTGACTACCTCGACTCGCTCGGCTACGACCGCATCATTAAGGAGGCGCAGCAGGATCTTTACACTATCCACGCCAACAACCAGTTCTCTACACTTAACAGCTCGCTCGACTGTCGCACGGACTCGGACATCGACCCTATGCAGCCTCTCTGCATTGGCATGGACTACAATGCTAACATCAACTGGATTGTGTGCGGTCAGCCACGCAACAATAGATTAAACATCCTCAAATCGTTCTATGTGAAGTTCGAGCGCAAAATTCCTGCGCTCGTCGCCGACTTCTGCACCTACTACGCTCCACACCCAAACAAGATGGTCATCTACTACTATGATGCCACAGCCCTCGGCTCTAACTATGCCGTGAACGACCAGGACTTCCACTGGGTGGTTGTCCATGAGTTCGAGCGCCACGGATGGCAGGTCATTGACGTGTACCTCGGTAATCCGATGCGACATGATGAGAAATACCTTCTCATCAACCAGGGTTTTGCCGGGAAGCAACGACTGATGCCGTACTTCAACCGCCAGAACAACGATGACCTTATCCTCGCAATCCAGTCCGCAGGAGTGGAGCGAGGACGCAACGGCTTCCGCAAGAACAAGTCTATGGAGAAGCAGCCGGAGTCCGAAGAAGACCTTCTCGAACACCGTACCGACGGCACCGATGCCTTCGATACGCTCTATATCGGCTGCGAGAAGTTCCCACAGCATGATTTATATCCAATTGCGATTGGTGGAGTGAGATAAATAAATGTTGCAGTATTTAGCTTTGAAATAATGAAGTACGCCATTTTTATGTTATCTTTGCAGTCTAAATTTGATTATCATGGTAAAATATAATAAACCGGCCCTAACATTCTCGCAACAAGTGGACTTGCTTATTGCCAGGGGGCTTGTTGTAAACAATAAGAAAAGAGTTGAGAAAACTCTTGCCAACATCAGTTATTACAGACTGAGTGCATATATGCTTCCATTTAAGGAATGTCAAAATGGTGTTGTTATTGACAGATTCGCTCCTGATACCACTTGGGAAATGGTCTATGATTTATATAAATTTGACCGCAAATTGCGTTTGCTTTTATTTGATGCCATTGAACGCATTGAGATAGCAATACGAACCCAAATCGTTAATCAGTTAAGTTTGAAATACGGCTCACATTGGCAAGACAATCGTAGTATTTTCAAAGGTCCAATAACTCGTAGACGTAGAGATGGATCTACTTTCACTGATGATGTTTTTGCAGATATACAGCAACATATTAAGGATAGATTACATAACGACCGCTCTGAAACATTTATCCAACATTATCGCGACACTTATTCAGAACCGGAAAATCCGCCATCTTGGATGAGTGTAGAAATAATGTATTTCAGTCAGTTATCTCGTATTTGTGACGGATTAAAGAGACGTGCAGATATTGTTGGCATTGCTAAGTATTTTTCTTTGCCACCGCAAACATTTCTATCGTGGCTTCATGCTTTGAATTTCACAAGAAACTTGTGTGCCCATCATTCAAGAATGTGGAATAGAGATATGAATATTGTGCCAGAGAAACTGGAGTTTTCAAGAAATCTCAAATGGATCTCCAACCCTGATACGGCAAAAAGAAACAAGGTGTACTATTCTGTGTGTATGATATACTACCTGTTGCAGACAATAAACCCACGAACATCATTTAAAAAGCGATTGGTTGATTTGCTCGAAAAATATTCGCACGTAATAAACCTTAATTCGATGGGATTTCCTGCTAATTGGAAAGATGATAATTTTTGGAAATAACATTTTTTTGCTTGAAAAACTTTGTTATCACAAAAACTAATTGTAATTTTGCAGCAGAAAATTTAATAGATAGTTATTAAACTTAAAGATAATAGGCCTCCCAGGCGAGCTTTCGAGCAGCATACTTGGGGGGCGTTACTTATTTTATAGGGTATAGTCATATAGAGTTACTTTAACTCTGTTGAAGTGAAACACTGCCTAATCACCCTTTCCTATACGCCTTTGTCTTGCGCCCAACGCTGGATGAAGGCTTTTCTTTTTTCAGCGGTATGCTCCGTCTTCAGCACCTCCATCGCTTCGCTCTCCGCACCTTTGGCTTTTGCAATCTCTCAGGCGTGAGAGTCAATAACGAAAGGTAGCCAATCCCGATTTTCAAAGGAGTAAGGCGTGGCGCACCGCCTTTTCTGCACTTTGTGCATCTATCCTATGCTGTTATCTTGGTAGCTTGTTCCACCGTCCCATGCAATGTTTGTGGACGAATCGGCTTTTATTTCGCCACCAAAATGACAAGTATTCATATTTGCCTTTTCTCATCCGTTCCACACTCTCATTAGTGAATGAACTCCGATACTGCAGATGTTCATTTTTGTAGCCACAAGCACATCCGCCTTTCTGCTTGCCTAAAAGATAGGTGTCTGTCTGCCACGATTTCATCATGAAAGAAGTAGCCATCCCATCCTATGATGACAACAGAGATTGCACAATTCATATCACCAGTCTTCTTCTTTTATTATTCCGGAGTAATATTCTGAAGTGGTGTTCTTTCGTACCAAATCATTTTATTTGTTCGACGTGAAGCACTTACCAAATGTAATGCTTTCTGATTTTTCCTTTGCAAAGTTAGCGCAAGCGGCATTCTGAAAGGGTCGCGCTCCACGCTTAGCCTAAGATTTTTTCAAAAGTTTTTGGGGCAGGTTTGCCTCATTCCAAAATCTTTCAAGCCCTGAAGGATGAAATAATCTTGTCTATCCCTTGCATTTACATGCCTTCTCCTTGCTGCTCCTTGTATGCACGTAAAAATTACAAAAGCACTTCGGTGCTTCACTTTTAAGTCGAACAAATAAAATTTTAAAGATTATGGTACACACCACTTTTAATTCAGAATATCGCTTCGGTAAAAGAAGTTCAAGACAGGTTGAATTGTCAAGCAATCTCTATCAGGTTGTCATCAATGGAGAGGATGGCGAGTATATCGAATATGAAATCGAGGCGGACAGCCATTCTGAGGCAAGCGCCAAGGCGGAAGCACTCGCTGCCGACAGCTTTGTAGACATCAGCTATATCGAAGTCTATCTCATTCACTAATCAGATTGTTTCACTCTTAAAATAAGAAAGTTATGAATACTTCAAATGTCATTTTAGCAGCTAAAGCCAATTCCGGCAAGTCCACAAACAATGTATGGGTCGTTTACACAAGCGATAACAGCTCAGACAAGATGTATTGCACAAGTGCATACAAGGCTATGCGCCTCGCCTTCCTCCTCAAAAAGAGGTTGGGATTGAACATCTCTGATAATTGCCTCGCACGCCTCTCGCAAGAGATTGCAAAAGCCAAGGGAGCCACAGCTCCCACGGCGCAGGAGGTGCAGAAGCCGGAGCCAGCTCCAGTAGAGGAAAAGCCTAAGAAGAAAAGAGGGCGCAAGCCAAAGGCTGAAAAGGCTGCTTAGGCAGTCTTCCACTTCCGCCCGGCTCGAAGGAGTCGGGCTTTCTTCTGTCGCTGCTGCAAGATCGTAACAAGTCCGCACTTGCCTACACTCCATACTAAAGCCCTTTGTCCTTCGAGCCGTGCAGAGCAGGGCTGCGGTTAGGTCTTTTCTTATACAGGCAAAGCCAGTTATCTTTGAAAACAAAAAGGTCATGCTGAAAATCAATTATAATCCTTCTCTCTACGTCTTCACTTGCAACATCCCATCGGAGATAGAAATATCTACTGATGCTGCTTCGGTATATGTCACTATCGCATGTGGTCCTGACACTATCTTTGAAACTACGCTTTACCCTTACAACAACATCGCCATGCTCTATGATGCTCGCTCCATCATCGAGGGACACATGCTGGATAAGCAACGTGTCTTCGCCAACTTTGTCATCACGGCGGACACAAAGACCGAGGAGACGACCACGCCGGAGCGCCATTTCATTTACTCTCGTCTGAGCCTCGCCACAAATGCCATGGGCTTTGTACAGCTGTTCTTCCTCACCACACGCTCAATGTTCACCATTCCACGCAATTCGTTTCAGACTCTTTCGGCGTTTTACTTGCCTGATGTCACGCTGCAGGGCTACACCGAGTGCCTGGCTCTCTTCGATGGCGAGTCTACACCTCGCATGGTTCGCATCGAGGATGCTAAAGTGGACACCAAAAACACCACCTTGATACGTGACATTATAAGTCCTATTGCTATAGAAACCCGCATCGGCAGCAAGTGCCGACTGCTCCAGTTCACCGTTCATCGTGGCTTTCTTGCCAAGACGTTCTATGTCACTGACCGCACGCCGAACCTCACGCTGCTCGTGCGCAATGAGTTCAACTGCGATGAATACATACACCTCACTTGCGTCACCAAGAGCAAGCTCGATCTCGACCGTTCCACTGCCACCTCGCTCGGTATCACCACCTTCTATGATGACAAGTCAGCCTACGAGTATGACGTGGAATCCTCGATGCTTACCTTCGAGGAAGCCAAGCACTTCTCCCAGCTCCTCCTTTCTCGCTATGTCAACATCGTGGAGAAAGGTGGTGCCCTGGCACCTATCACCATCACTGATATAAACAGTGAAATCTCCGATGCCGATAACGCCACGAACAGCATCAAGTTCAAGTACAAGTACAGCAGCCATCATTTCCCATTCACCATCAACTACGGCAACAACATCTTCGATGATCCTTTCTACCGCACCTTCGATTAACGCCCATCACTATGCAATCCATTCACATCTCCACCCTCCGCAAAATCCTCGACTCTCCCGAACCCATCGACATCCGTCTATGGACTCGCAGCGGTGAAATCCAGTCCTGGCACCGCTGCATCTCCCTCAAATATGACTTCTACAAAGGCACAAGACGAATGAAGCTGCTGGACTCTAACGAAATCCGGCAGCTTCGTGATGTGTGTATTTTTGAGGTGAATGGGATTGAGGTGTATATGTAGTGTGTCACAAGAAGTATCTTTTTTTTGTAACAAGATCAACATTTGTGTTTGCATGGCTGATATTGTATATTTGTGGTTTTATAGAATATGTATCGGGCATTTTTTAGTTAAACATTGCTACTTTTCTAAGCCTTTTCTTTGTTTTGTCACAAAAAGTTGCTAATTTTGTGACAAAATTAAGGTTAGACATGGAAAGTATAGCTCATAAAATTGAAAACAGGATAAAGGGATTTGGTAGGGGAAAGATTTTCTTTGCCGATGACTTCCTTGATTTGGGCTCTTCTGATGCTATCCGACAGACTTTGCTTAGGCTTACAAAAAGCGGGGTAATTATTCGTGTGGCACAGGGCATTTACTGTTATCCCGAAATTGACGAAACTTTGGGATTGGGGATGATTTATCCTACTGACATCCAAATTGCTGAAGCCTTGGCTGAACGCTCTCATTCCAAAATTGTCCCCACTGGCGACTATGCGCTGAATGTTCTTGGACTTTCTACACAGGTTCCGTTGAATAG